TTTAGAACATATTTCAGCTAAGCCGGCATTCCTATTTATAGAATGTATTTTATGGTCTACTTGAACTAAAGACTTACGTACTTTAATTTCATCCATCATTTTTATAAAGTTACTTATACAATCTTCTGGATGTGATTTAGATGGTACGCTCCAAACAATACACATGTCGAGTTGATTGATTCTTTCAATAACCTTTGAACATGTTAATAAGTCTGGAAATTTCTTTGATGGCTTACTAACCTCATCCCAATCTGTACCTCTAAAGTAGTTTACTTTAAAGTCCATAGAGTTCATTCTTTGCCATAGTTTATCAATAGTAGCAAATACTTCTACGCCAGGGAAAAGCTTTTGAAACTCAACTACATTCTTAGTTAAGCCTACGCCTTCAACACCTCTACCTAATAAGACACCTACTTTCATTTTAAATACTCCTTCAATTGGTTTACAACCATAGGTTCATATGATTTATTATTAAACTTTCTATTACGTGGCGAAGGGTGTGGAGCAGCAAAGTGTTTTATACCCCTTTTAGTGAAATAATGTGACACAAAACCACCTAATGTTATTATTTTATTATAATTTTCTGTTATTTTTTGAACATATGTTCCATCGATATCGGCTATTTTCAGAGATTCCTTGTGGTGTGCATAGATGTTACTGAAGCTGTATAGATCTACCTCACATGCATCGAGCCAACGATTAAGTCTATTTAATGTTGGTGAACCATTCTTACGTTTATTTATGGGTGTCTTACCCGGACTATGTCCAATGACTAGTACTTTATCCAATCCCATACTACACCTGCTTCTTTAAACATTGATATTGAACTTGATATTGAATCCTGCCAGTTTTCTGGTATCTCTTGTTCTGGAGTTACAACTCTGGTTATACCGGCTTGAATTAAACCTTTTGCGCAATCATGACATATTGGTAAACCTATTACATAGATTGTAGAACCTTTTAATGATACACCATTTTCCGCTGCATTATAAATTGCATTCATTTCTGCATGTACTATACGTTTATATTTTATTGCTCTATTCAAATAATATAATTCATGATCATCAACACCTCTAGGAAAACCGTTATAACCTTGAGCTATAACAGTTCTATTTCTTACGGCAACTGAGCCGACTTGTGTTGAAGGATCTTTAGACCATGACGCTACAAGTTTAGCCATTTCTAAAAATCTTATATCCCATTTATTTGACAAGATGAAAATGCCTTTCGTAAACATGCAAGTTTTGTACTTGCCAGATTATGTCACCAACTTTTAATTCTGGTGTACCATCTTCTTTACAGTCATTATAGTCTTTTATCATTTGTTCTAAAACATAAAGCTGCCAAGCATAATCATTCTTGTATCCGAACACAACATCGTTTGAGCGCATTTGTACCACGGACTGTAAGTAATTATCGCGTATGTAATAAGTAACGGCGTTAGTACATATAAAATCATTTTTACCATCTTCATTATATTCCATCCATATACTAGGTCTTGTGTAAATCATTGAAGCTCTACGGCCATCTGGATTTGTTAGTAATTCATCAAGCACTTGACCATACTGATGATGATACTTATCAGAATAAATTAAATGACCATAGTTAGAATTGATTTGACCAAAATCATTTGATGATGCTAGCCAAGCTTCAGGTACATTTCGATTATAATTTTCTTTAATCCAATTGACATTTGTTGATTGGCTTTCATACCATGCTTTTTCTATTTCTATATATGATTTGTTTGGTGTACCAAATATTGCTGGTTGATCAGCAAAGAAACTGGCACCGATAAGTTCAATAGTTTTTTGACCTGACCTATCCATAACAAAATCTTCTTTGTCCAAAGCATTAATAAAGTAATGTTTTATATCGCTTGTATTTTCTTGTATCATTTTACTGCCCTTCCTCCAACACCAGAGAAACCACCATTTGTACTGGCTGTTGGTTTATTAAACATATCTCTACCAGATTGTTGGCCGTCCATTTTACCACGCATATATGATACTGCAAATGATGCATAGTTAATCATATCTTTGTAAGTATCTTCGAGTGATTCGAAGTTTGGATCATTACCTGATTCAATTAATGATGTAGCACGCATAAGCTTACCGATAATGATGTCATGGATTGTATCCACACCTCTACGGTAATGCATTGATTGTGTTACGTTAGATGTATCGCTTTGATAATCTTTGGATTTTCTGAGTTGTAAGTCCATACATTCTTGTAAGACTGCAACTGATTCTTTTCTATCTATTTTCGGCATAATTCTACCTCATCTCCATATACAAAATGTTTGTTATCTAGATCTATTATACAATAGTTTTTCATATTTGTAAACATTTTTTTTACATCAATTCCACACTTAGAGTAATGTCTTGGCTCAGGCATTAACTCTATCTTCTTAATCTTATTTAGACCGTATTTAGTTTCTACGGTATCACCTACATAAAATATATTATCAAACTTAACCATTATAAACTTTCCTCCATTTCAACTCTATAACCTTTACCTTCAAGCTTTTTTACTTGAGCGACAGCATCTTCTTTTTTAATATGGCCAGAAGCGCATACCATCATTTCATCAAACCATTTATATCTTTTTCCATCTGACTTAATGTTACTATCAAGAACTTCCATTCCGGTAGTCATATCAATTATAATATCACTTTTAAAAGCATCAACATAATACATTACTTAACTCCTTGTTCTTTAGCCGCAGCCTGTATGATTGGTGTCATAACTTCTTCGACCATGTTTTCCCAATGTGTCCATGTATCTTTATTAGAATAATGTACATTACTTTGAGTTGGTGCAAAACCAAATATATTATTGAATTGACCTCTTCTGTTACAAAGGCCATTATTGAAAAGATCATAAGCTGCATTTTGAGCTCTTCTGAACTTATCTAAATATTTATTTTTTGATTGTGAAAATTCACACTTACCTTGAAGAGGTACTAAACCGTGTAACTCGTCCGCTAACCTTTTGAAACCTGAGTTGATACCCCAGCTGTTAGTAAATAATTCAAATTGATAACCTTTATACATATTTTATTCTCCGCTTTTTTAATTTTATAGATATATTATACCATACTTTTTATGGTTTGTAAAGGAAAAAATGCACTTAAATGAAAAAAAGTGATTAACATATTAATCATTTGGCACAATCTTTTCTTCTACTTCTTTGATGTGTTTACATTTTCTGAATGCAATACAGTCACAATCAAATCCACTATCACGCATAGTGACGGTATATTGATCACCTTTAGATCCAGTCACCGGCCATTTAATGCCGACGAATGGATGTTTGTAAGTATTTATGATTTCAGATTCATGAGCCATTATTATGCACCATACTTTATAAAACCGTGATTACGTAATTGCAAGGCAACCCATTCTTTTTGGAGAATACCTAATCTTTGCTGTCCAAAATCATTAGGCCATTTACCATTTCGTGGAAAAGCTTTAGGTTGTTTGTTTGGAGAACGATTAGCGTTAGACCTAGATGGTGCGTTTTGAGTAGTGTTGAATTTAGTAGACATAATATAAAAACTCCCTTTTTAATTTTATAGTACTATTATACCATAGAAATTAGAGAATGTAAAGGAAAAAATGCACTTAAATGAAAAAAAGTGCATTTTATTTTTTAAGCTTATAATTCAGCGTTTACTTTTAAATGATCTAAAACTATAATATTTTGAGAACAATTAAAAGCTTTTGCAAAATTCTTCATAACTTTTTTATGTTTAGCTTCCCAATAATCATTCCATTCTGTCATGGCTGGATGATCTGGATGATGAACTATTACACAAATTTCAGTATATGGATTATCATCGTCAATGGCATCCGATAATTTAAATATCATTTTATCATAACTAAAATTACCAGATGACATTGAAACTACTAAAGCTCCTGGCTTTTTCTTTTTTTCAACTTCTTTTTGAAGATCACCATTTTCTTTCCAGTTTCTAAAAACAAAATTTCTAGAAAGAGAACCAAGATAATCTTGTTGTTGTTTAATTTTTTCACCTTTACTCATCAAAGACTTTACTTCTCTTTTAGTATATCCAAAAGTAGCTAAGATAAAAGGTAAATCTTCAATAGGTTGTTTATCGGCAAAATATTTAAACATGAAATTTTTAGCATCATTCTTATTTAAAACAAGTTGTCTTTTTACTGGATGAGCATTGTAAGCTAATCCCAGTTGGTTTATAACCATAGGATTTGCATAATACTCCCAAACATCTTTAGTTACATATACTACGTCTAAGCTTTTACCATACTTAGATTCGATACATGCTTGTCTTCTATGATTTCCTTCTACAATCAAGTGTTCTTCCGGACCATAAAAATCCTTAAAAACTATTATAGGATCTAGTTTAACACCAGAGTCTATTAGTTCTACTAAATGATCTATATGTTCTTGAATTGTAGAGTGAAGTCTAGTTTGCACATGTTTCCACACTTTAATAGTCTCAATACCAACTGGTACTGAATCGATATGTGCAATGTGTTCTTGAAAGCTTTTTAGGAATTTACGCGGGTCGCGTACTATTTCTGATAGTGTCATATGTATCTCCTTGATAATGACTAAGCCGCGGAAGGATTTCCGCCTGGCTTTATTTTATATATTTATTATACACTAAAAAAGTAGAAAAGTAAAGGATTAAATTTTCTACTTAGTGTAAATTATTGGCTGTTGGGGCAGGAGTCGAACCTGCACGCATTTCAGCACACGAGAAACAATCGTGCGTGTCTACCAATTCCACCACCCAACAATAAACCTATATGGTCTCTAAAGCCGGGATCATTCTTGTTATTCCAATTCCTCCACCAACTCTTGGAAAGAAATCAAACTTTAAGAATTCTTCTAACTCTGCTTCTACTCTTTCTTTACCGAATAAATCAAATAAAAGATTAGCATAAGCACCTTCAGTTATTGTATGAAATGTATCACGCATTTGATCCACATCAGTTGATCTTTCTGCTGATCCTATTGTTTCCATACCTCCAAGAATAACATCAATCTTTTTAGAATGTATTCCATCTTCATATCGACTCATATTCCAAAATGGACTCGTAAACTCTGGAAAGTCAGTAATCATTGTTGTTGTGTAATCATCAAACATCTTACCTTCATGCTCTGCAGTAAGTTCTCCATCAACACCATACTCTTTTTGCCATTCAGAATATTTCTTTTCTATTGGCTTTTTAAATCCTAAGTATTCAACAAGTTCATATTCCATTCTTGCAAGATCATATATGTTACCCGGCATTTCAAATTCAAACATCGGAAAGATTATATCGTGTCTTCCGGGTATTGCATTTGGTTCTTGCCTATACGAAGTGGAGACACAAAAAAACCCCTTAGAATCAGGGGCGGATAATAATTCGTGTTCTAACCACATTTGACCTGTTTGTGGCAGTGGCCATACTTGGCCTGCATAATTGTAAGTTGCAACATTGAATGGATCTTCGCATGCTGCAAGGATAGATAATCTATTTTGAGTGTGTACTTCTAAAAAACCTTTATCTAAAAAAAATGACCTTAAAAGGCCAACTGTGTCTGTGAATTTTTGGGGTGATATGAGTTGTGTCATGATAATTCCTTCATCTGTTTTTACACGCAATTGTAATATATATACGAGTTATACGTGTTTCAAGTAATTTATTTAAATATTTTTATATACGTATTCTAAAGCACGATCAGCTTCTTTTTCTAATGGACGGGACTTATACCAATTACCAGTTTCCACATCAAGTTCTCTACATAGGTTAGTAATTTCTTGTGCGGTAATTGGATATTTGTTTTTAACTGCATTACCAGCTGTGGCAACCATGATCTGATACATTTTATGATACCAACCAGCGCTACTTATCATTCGATATTCTTTTTCCAATTGTTTTGGAAAGAAAGGACAATCCCTATATGATGACCAATTTACATTTGTATTATCAAGTTTAGACTTACGATGTTGTATAATTTCTTTTTGCATATCTTCAGGTAATCTATCAAAGAAACTATTAGTTGCTTTTTCTCGATACGGGTACTTATTCATAACCATATCTGGATCGATATAATCGCCACTGTTACTAAAGATAAAATTAAAAGCATTATCATATTTTGCTGGTATATAATACATGCGAGATAGATCCTTGGTTTGTTTATCTCCGAGGTCGCCGAGTTCCGTTTGGAGAGCAAACCAAAAGTGTCGAATCTTTTCAGCCGGAACGTTTTTTGTAAGAGGGAAGACAAGACGAAACTTTGGAAAAGATTGTGTAGAGCTAGCAGTAGAGTAACAAACGAACTTATAATTACCAAACCGTGCACGTAAATTTCCATATAAATCTCCTTCAAATTTAAAATCATCAACATCAACTGCACACCAGCTTGACCACATTGTAACATTATCGTTCTTACGTGTGGTGTCAGGCTTGTAGCAAGCTGGTGACATTAGGGGAGCTTCTTTCTTTGATTTTATTCTACGTTCAGACAAACCATATAAAGCTTTTTCAAAACTATCAAAGTCTTTAAATGTAAGCTTTTGGCCAGTCTTATTATCAAATATACTATTGAAAAGAGTCAGTGATATTTCCATGATTACCTTCGTGATCTGGACCTTCCCAACCTTCTGGCTTTACCAAGTCTGGTAATCCAAGTGGATTAGGTCGGCCTTCTTTAATTCCAACTTCTTTTGACATGTTGGCTCTATATACTTCATCCCATGCTTTATTGGCATCAACACCGAATACTTCAAGTGTACCGATAGCAAAAACACATAAGTCAATAATGCCATCAACCATTTCTTCTGCATCTTTTTTCTCAAAGGCATTCTTTGTTTCATCAAGTTCTTCTTGCATCATACCAATTCTAAATTGCATGAACTTATTAATTTTTCTCCAGTCTACATCGGACTGCAGCTCAGCTTGCATCCATTTGTTGACTCCATATTTTTTATGCATATCTTGCATATCTTTAAACCAGTTTGTACTCATACGAAAAAATCCTCCAATGTTGCTTGTTCTTCGGCGGTCCAGCCGATTGGGTTGAGTATTAAATTTAGTGGTTCGATAAATGTTTTTTCGAACTGTAAATCATAGTTAATATAGTTATGTAATTTTAATTCTTTTGGCAATACATCTTTAAATGATACTACATTTTGCTTTATAGAGTTTGGCATCTTTAAATAAACGAATTTAATTCTATCACCATTTGTTATAAGTTCATATTTATTATTTAGTTTATTTTGTTTAAGATAATAATTATGTAAGAGAGATCCTCTAACATGTATTGGACAACTCTTTTTGAATATTGTTTTTCTATCATGCCAATCCGTAATGTTTGTAACTCTACGTGGAAAAGCTACTTCTTCTGGTTGTAATGTTTTAAACTCTGCTTTAAAGTTAGCAATAAACTTTTGTGTTTCGGCTTCAGTACCAGATATTATAAGTTTAAATGCTTCTTTAAATTTATTACGAACTATTTCAGGTGTTGATGACTTAATTGCTTCAATACCCATAATCTTAAGTTTTGGTTCTGAATATTGAACACCTTCATTATTATGTACATTAAGAATATATCTTTTCTTTGCAGTCCAAATACCAACATCTGATATTGCTTCTCTTGCCATGACCATTCTATTTTTATATGCATTATGCATGAGGTAAAACTCGTGATAAGCCTTTTCTATAGCAGGTTCAAAATGTTTCTTACAAATTTCATCTAAGAATAAAACTGGATTCTTTGGTGCAAATTTCTCTACGAGTGGACCAAAGTTAACGTATAAAGAATCCGTATCAATTGCTATAACATAATCTTTATCTGTCTTAAGTAAATTGTTTAATTCTCTATTCATAGTTTGTTCAGCCCACTTAATTGCTTTTTGGCCTGTAAGAGTAACACCTTCAGCAAGTGCTGGTCTGAAATATAAAAAGTGTTTGTTAGCAAGTGCACCATATAAACTATTAAGCAAGATTTTAATAGCTACTTGACGATTTTCAAGAGTGTTTATCTCTTTATCAAGTTCAACTGTATAACCTTTTTGCATTTGAGTTTTAGCTGCTAACATCATCTTCTTTACTGATACACGTTCATCATAATATTCTTCAATAATCTGTGGAAGTACACCTTGAAAGTCTTTACGATAATATGTTTCATTAGCAGCTCTAACGTATTTATCGGGATCATCAATATGGTTTACTATAGTTTCTGGTGACATGTTGTTTTGAACAATAATGTTAGGATATAGAGAATTCAAATCAAATGATACTACCCATTGATATTTTTTAGGGATTGGATCTTTTACATAACCGCCGGCGATATGATGTTTTTTACCTTGTTCACGAAAAGCTGGTGATGGATTCTTTTTAGATGTGTCAGTTGCACCAATGATTTGATAATCATCAAAGTCTTGAGTAAGAGGAGTTATAATATTGTGTTGACTTAATTTTTTACAAATAATAGATTCCCATATTGCTGTAACACCGAATGTGTCTTGATAATTAACACCACCCTTATAAGCTACAGTAATAGCTAAAGTAATCAATCCAAGTTTTTCTTCAAGTCTATCAACTAATTGAACATCTTTCATATTATAATCGATGTACTTTTGATAATCATCTTTATAAAGATTTTTAAGCGAACCTGATTCTTCATATGAAAGTTTCTTTTCGCCAAGTACAACATAAGCAATATGATTCAATGCATATGATTCTTGCGGACCGTATGTATAACCAAACTTTTGAAATAATTCCATGTAATCAAGTGTTTGTATTCCAGGAATCTCATAAACCATATTTTCTTTACCACGACTTGGTACCATTCTTGGAGGTGGTATTTGTAATCCATAAGGAGAAAACTTTGATAGCCATTCAATACCTAAGACTTTAGAAACACGATTAATAATATACGGTATATCAAAAAATCTTGTATTCCAACCTGTTATAATATCAGGCGTGATATCCGGATGAGACCAGAATTCTATAAACTTAGTGAGAAGTTCTTCTTCACTGTTACACCGAGTGTATTTAACATCTTTTATAAGAGAAGCTTCAGTATCAAAATCTCCATAGCCCCACACATGATATGTTGAATATTTACTTGACTTATACGATATTGATAATATAGTATGAGCAGCTTGGTCTGGATATGGAAAACCATCATCATAATCTGTTTCAATATCAAACGTACCAACGTTAATCATATTACGATTAAATTGAATATCTTGTGGAAACTTATCCATTGTGTATTGTGTAGTAAATCTTTTGTTACCGTATATACTTCTACCTGATACTTCAATATTGTCTTTAAACCATTGGCCGGCTTCATACATGCTATTAAATTCTATAGGTCCAACATAATTTCCATCTAAACTTTTAAATTTAGTTTTAGTATTTGATGTGACGTAGAACTTTGGTTTGTAATGTTCTTTTTTAATAACTCTATCGCCGTTATCAGAATAACCACGATACAAAATATTATTTTTGTATCGTAATACGTTGGTGTAAAATGACATTTAGTTTTGGTCCGGTTTAGGTTGGTTCCATGGCCATTGATTTGTAGTCCAGGCCTTGATGAGATTAGGTACGTTTATATTGAATTGTGATAATTCGTTTTGGTTTTGTTGTAAATATAAAATTTTATGTGGTATTGTTGGTTGTGATTGAAAATTAATATAGTGTTGTTGTAATTTAGTCATAAGCTCTCCTTCAATTATAGATCTATTATACACTAGTTTTCAGCAAATGTAAAGGAAAAAATGATATTTTTTGAAATAAAATTATACGGCGAAAGATTCGCCACAACCACAGGATGCAACTGCATTTGGATTTATAACTTTTAAATATGAGCCGCCTAGTTCAGTAACATAATCTATTGTACAACCTGCTACAAACATTTCGGCCATTGGATCGAGAACTAAACAATCTTCGTATGGTTGACTCCATTTTACATTAGGCCAGTTTTTCTTATAATCCCAGACATACTGAAATCCAGAGCAGCCTCCTCCATTAACACCAAGAGTAATGTAATCATCCTTTTTAATATCAGTTAGATATTTTTTTGCGTTTTCAGTTAGCTTAATCATGTCCAACCCATAGCCATTTTAGTTTCTTCCGGAACCATGTCCATACTGAATGGTGGTTGAAAAGTACAATTGGCTATACTTTCTTTTATTCCTTCTACCATTCCAGCTTGTTGAATATTTTGATTTATTTCATCTGCCATTGGACAGAAAGCACTTGTAAGTGTATGTGTAATTTTAACCACTGTATTATTTTCTAATATTTCTATATCATAAATTAAACCCAAATGTATGACAGAAATACTTGGCATCTCAGGATCGTATACCTGTTCTAAGTTCTTTACAACTTGAGCCATTATTTTATTTTTATCATTCATATGATACCGCGTTATAAAATGGAATATTTCTTTCTTTTATTTTTGTAGATCCACCAAGCTTAGGTAAATCTATAACACATAAGACTGCTACAACTTTAGCTGATACACTTTCAACAATATCAATAGTTGCTTTCATTGTTCCGCCAGTGGCACAAAGATCATCTACAATAATTACGCGATCTTTATTACTAATACTGTCTTTTTGTATCTGTAACGTAGATGTACCATATTCTAAATCATATGTTTTAGATATTACTGGTCCGGGAAGCTTACCTTCTTTTCTTGCTAAAACTAAAGGTATAGACGAATTATGAGCTAAGGGCGCTGCAAATATAAAACCTCTTGCATCTATTCCTATAATTTTATCAGTATAGCTTTCACTAGTATACTTTATTAATTTTTTAAATATAAAATCATTTGTGAGTTTAAACCCGTCACCATTACATAAACCTGCGGTGTCTTTAAAACTTACACCTTTAACAGGCCAATCTTCAAAACTTCTAATGTAATCTTTTATTTTCATTTATAAGTTTGCTCTAATCTAAATTCCAAATATTCATCACTGAAAACTGGACGATACTTTGTTGGTGTGTCATGTATATTAACTACGGCTGTTCTCGGTTTAGGATCAACAAAATGTGGCATACTATATCTTGGTAAATGTATGTGTGAATTTACAACTCTATGTTTTGTACTTACAAAATAATCATTAGTCCATCTTTGTAATAGATCACCGATGTTAACAACGACTCCATCTTTTGCATAAGGAACTGGATGCCATTGGCCTTCTAAGTCTTGTACTTCCAACCCTGGTACATCATTAATCTGCCATAATAGTGTAATGGTACCGTAGTCAGAATGTTCACCTATTCTCAATTGTTTTGGTTCAATGTCACCTTCATATGCTGGATAGTGTATAAACCTTGTAGTACTATAGTTTTCTTTATGTGCATCAACAAGAACAGTACGGCTTTTCATTATATTATCAAATTTTTCTAATATATTAAGTGTAAGTCTATCTGCTATATCAATACTTTCTAAAGCGGATGGTTTAAAATCTTTTATTTCTGTTGGCCAGTTTGTAGTTCTTTTATCGTTATAATTAAAACTCTCTTTCATATCTTTTGGTGCGGTAGGATCCACGTTTTCTTTTAACCACATAGTGTAACCTATATTAGATTCAATACCTTCATATGCGTATTGCATCTTTTTTTCGAGAGATAAAGTAAAAAATTCTTTCATTTTCTCCGACCAAGCTTCCATTGAATCCTGCTCATGAGATGTTAGGCAATCAGTAAATACAGCGAAGCCTACAGTCGTGTAGGCTTCTTTAATTTTATCGAGGACGTTAGGCCCTTTAAAATCAATTACTGGTATCATTTTGGCACCGTAGCGTCTATGCCTTCGACATAGTACATCATGCTATTTAAATGAGCATCACTAGCAATCTCTCCATCTTTTAATTGAAGTTTACCAGTGTTGTCTTTAATAGGTCCAGTGAAAGCAAAGTACTTACCATCTGTAATACCTTCTTTAATTTTCTGTGCAAATGCTTCAACATCTACAGGCATATTAGTAAATGGCGCCATTTGTACGACATCATCTTTCATATGACCAAAGTAATCTCCAGTTTTCCAATTACCATCTATAACTGCTTGTACCTTTTCAATATAATAAGGAGACCAGTTATCGATAGTAGCAGTAAGCTGTGCTTTTGGTGCAAATCTTATTTGATCAGAAGCCTGACCAAAACCTGTTACACCATTTTTCTGTGCAGTTTGTAGAGGTGCAGGTGAATCAGTATGTTGAGCTACCATGTCACATCCTTCTGCAATCATAACCGCTGCAGCATCAGCTTCCTTAGGTGGATTGTACCAAGAGTTTACCCATACAATATCGATGTCAACTTTTGGATTCATTTTCTTTGCGCCTAAGTAGAAAGTATTAATTTCTCTAATTACTTCAGGAATTGGAAATGCACCTACATAACAAATCTTATTTGTTTTAGTCATCATTCCAGCGATAATTCCTTGAACGTGTCTTGCTTGATATAATCTTAAACCATAGCTAGCCATGTTTTCAGATTGCTTGTAACCAGTTGCATGTTCAAATTTTACATTTGGAAATTCTTTAGCAACTTTTAACATAGGTTCCATATAACCAAAAGATGTAGCGAATATAATATCAGCTCCGTCTTTTGCCATAGCCCTTATTGCTCTTTCGGCATCAGGTCCATACTTTACACTTTCCATGTATATAGTTTCTACTTTATCACCAAAATGTTTTTCAACATCAAGTCGACCAATATCATGTCTGTAAGTCCAACCGTGGTCGCCGATAGGTCCTACGTATATAAATCCAACTTTCACCTTGTCAGCGTACGCTGACAAACAAAAAAACAAAGACAGTGTTGCCACTGCCATTGCGTGCAGTATCGATTTCATTTTTTCTCCTTATCTTACTCTTGAAACAGAGCCATTTGGTTTTGCCAAGAATGCTTCAAATGAAACATCCGGGTAGTCTTTTTGTAATGATAAAAAAACTTTAAGATTAGACTTAGCATCATCAAAAAGTCTTATTCTTTTATATATATTTTGATTTAAGTATTTTTTAAATATTACTCTTTTATTTTCTGCTGCTGGTCCACTACCTAAGTTACCAGCACGTTCAACATAGATTTTATCTATGTCGATCCCTTGTTTTCTAAATGTATCTAGAAATGTTTTCTTGTTATCAAAGTTAGGCCTTGCAGTTACGATAATAACTTTTGATCCTGCTCTTGTAGCATTCTTCAATATTGCCTTAACTTTGTTAATCATTCGTGCGATTGGCGTTGACGTCCGCTTAAATACTTCGGCGTTTTTGAATTCGCCGAAGTCATATTCTTCTCCAGCTTTTTTCTTATAAGTATTAAATTCTTGGTTATCAAGTTTCTTAATAACTTTACCATTTTTAACCACCTTTACTTTTGCTTTGGTTATAAACATAGTCTCATCAATATCAAAGATCGTTAAACCTTTTCCTTGAGCTTCTAATAAAAATGTTTTAAAATTTTCCATTGTAGTTATATTATACCATAGTTTTTAGTAAAAGTAAAGGATTATTTTAAATAAATTTTCTGAATATGATCTTCAAATGCTTCTACTTTCTCCAGCCTGTTTGGCCAAAGAATATATTCTTTTTCTGGATTTTTCTTTAAGTTAGTTAATAGCGGTGTGATTGCATTATAAAGCTTATCAAGTTTTTCTTGAGCGCCTTCTGCTGATACTTTAGTTTTTTGTACTGCTTCTAACTCATCTTCAGTTACGGCAGTAAAACCAAAATCGAAATCTAAATCTGACATTATGCTAATGCTCTCATTCTTTTAACAAGTCTACCTGCTCTATTTGGTACTTGTCTATACCATGCAGAGTCTATCATTTCATCTGCGGCTTTATTCCAATCTTTTGAATCTACTCCAGCCTTCATACCCTTAAACTTGGATAGACGCGGTCTTCCCATATTAAACATCATGTTAGCAATGATTAGTTTGCATTCTTCTGGCAAGACATTAAAGTCATTGTACAATCGCTCGCAATCTGAGAGCACGATTTGTACGTCTTTGTCAAAGGCTTCGATAACTCTATCTTCTGATACAGGAGTTCCAATTTCTTGTCCATGTTCTGGATCAGAATCAATAACCAAATGACCAATGCCAAAGGTAGGGTAACCAAGGTGATCTTTATATATTTCATATTTAACTCCTTCATCCAATTCAAGTTCTTTTCTTAACTGTTCTATATTCATATTATACCTCCTTATAATTAACTATTTATAATAAAAAAGGCGGGAAGAACCCGCCTAATTTTTGATTTGATTATGATAAGTAATCGTTTTCTTCTTCTGTATACGGCCACATATTAGTACTTACCGTGATATTCATTAATAGTGCGATCA